CTCCGTTTCAACTGGAGTTTCATCATTCACAGACTCGGTTTGCGCCTCGTCTGTTCTTTCTTCAACACCAGTTGCTCCATCGTCGATAGCCGTTGGAGGAGTTTCTTCAATGGTATCTTCCACAATCTCCTCAGACACCGCCTGCGGCGTGTCTTCGTCGATAGTCTCCGAGGGAGTTGACTGTTCTTGTGTTTGTTTCTGCTGCTCGTCGGAAACTGCCGTTTCCTCCTCGACAGCCGTTGGGTTGTTGTCGGGGAGAGTCAGTGTGACTGGCATCACAATGTTCATTCCCTCGAAGACTTCGGGGAATTCCTTCTGGATCGCAGCATAGACAGTCTCAGCAGTACGGACATCAGCTTCCACCTGCTTTGCAGTAGCGATGGACTCAGGATTATCCAGATGCACGAAGACTTTGGATCCTTTCCAGTTAGCTTCTTCTTCGAACTGAAGAGGATTCTTTAATCCACGGAAACCAAGAGAAGGACCAACACGTTTTCCTTTCTTGTTCACGACGTTAGCAGCAGCAGAACGGTTCAAGGCATCCACCTTGTTGTTCATATGCTGGATAAAGTTGGTGAATTCCTGAGCCACCTGAGCCAAAGGAATGATGTTTCCATCATTATCCAGTACAGTCTGATCAGGAGATTGAAGTCCTTGAATGATATCTCGTGCGAAATCATTCACCGAACGGTACAGCCTTGGCTTGGCACCACGAGATTCATAACCTTCAGCAAGGATCGAGCGACTCACTTCATCTCTCGACGTTCCTTTCTTGGGTTGCTCTCCAATCCTGCTGAGACCGATGTTCTCCTCGTCTTGGATCTCGATCTGAGTGTCCAAACGTTCGTTCACGGCACGAGATGCGTTGAGAGCAACCCGCGTAATCTTTGCCTGAAGAGGTGTGAAATCCTTGGAGTTCTGTTCGAGAATCTTCTCAGTACGATCAGGGTTCACATTCGTCGGGTTGGTCAAAGCCACGTCTTTCGTGAGCTTGACCTCTTTCGGAGTGATCGCAGAATCCTTGATGATCCCGACACGCTTCGTATCGTTCAGATCCACCATACCAGCTTCTTTGATAATCCTCTGCGAAGCAGGGGTATCAATCAGAGAATTGGCCAGCCGTTTGGCTTTCGGAGGTAGAGAGTTAGCCATCTGACGAATCTTCATCAGTTGGTTCGCTGCATATGCAGTGTCCTCTGTCCCCAGACGGAAACCTTTCTCAGACATCTTGGCATTGATGGCAGCAACAGTCTCAATGACATTGTTCCCCTGAAGACCAGCAAAGCCTTCAGATGGTTCATCCACTTCATTGATCTTTGTCTGAAGCTCAGGAGCCAAGTTCTCCATCTGCGTCGAGACCTCTTCGTTGAGATCCAGAGCAGATTGAGTATTAGCTTTCAATTGTTTCCGATTGGCTTTGTTGATGGTGGAATCAGCCACGTAAGCGATAGCAGGCGAAATCAGTTGCCCTGTGGCTTCAGCAACCCTTTGAGCTTGCCTCACGACGGGAGCAGCACGTTCTCCGACAGCATCAGCCAAAGGACCAGCAGCAATAGCCCCAGCAGCAGCCGTATTGCGTGCAGCAGCCCCAGCACGCTCACGAGCAGGTGCAGTGGACTCATAGATCGACTGAGCAGCCTGTGCGGCTGTGACAGCCCCTAAACCAAGGGCTTGAGCACCAGCTACCACAGCACCCGGAGCTTGAGCCACAGTGTTCAGAGCAACACGAGGAGCACCCAAAGTACCAGCTTGTCCAATACCACCCAAAGCACCGGCTGCAACTTCTTCACCCAGTCCTTCAGTGTACGACGTGCCAATATCTGCACGTTCGTTCATGGCAAGAGCACCAGACAGAACCGATGCAGCAGACTGACCACCTTCTTCCACACCTTGAGCAGTGATTTGACGCATACCGTCAACGATCCCCGATCCTTTGAATGCCCCGATAGGAGCAGTTTCAAAGCGACGAGTGAGCATACCAAGAGCAATGGCAGCGGGAAGGTTCGCAGAGAATGCAGTCTCAGCAGTCATATTGGCCAGAGCCACACGAGCTTCCGATTCAGAATACCCTTCTTCCAGAAGACCTTGATACACTTCAGATTGGTTCAGGGTTTCCTGATCTATGTCCATGACGTTTTGCATGGTTTCTGCGTAGGTTCCAGAGGCTTCCGTTGCACCAATAGCGGCAGCAGCAGCACCCGCAGCAGCAAGAGACTGAGCACGCTTAGATGCAGTAAGACGGGCCACACCTTTGGCAGCCAGAATACTTGCACCACGGGCAATAGCAGCAGACGGACCCAGTGAACCAAGAGATTGAGCAATCAGTTCCTGAGCCTGACCATAGTCAGTTCCAATGTTCTTTCCTGCATCAAGGAAGTTCTTCCCGACCATCTGGGCAGAAGCCATCCAAGGAGACATACCGTCTTCAATGGCACGTTGGGCTTCAACGAAGTTGTCCTGACTGTCAAGGTTCTGTTGAATGGCAGCAAACTGAGAGCTTGCCTGAGCACGATCAGATCGACCAGAACGAATCTCTTCCTGAACGAAACTTGTGAAATCGGCCAGAGTTGCAGAAGCAGCATCAGCATCTACACCAGCAGCCCAAGCCATAGGACGAACAGCCAGAGCACCAACAGTGTTCCCGGCTAGTCCTACAAAGCTGGAGATGAAATCCAGAGAAGCATCTCCAGCAGCTTGTGCAACAGAATTCTTGTCATCACGGAAGCGTGCGAGTTCTTCTTGGGTATTCCGAAGAGTGAATGCTTGGTCAGCGACATCCTGACCATACTTCATTCGAAGGGTATCAAAGTTCTCAACCAAGAGATCACGAGCCAAACCAGCTTCAGTAGCAAGCATATTGTCTTGCTCAGCAGCAATGGCAGCCCGTGTATGGAAAGTCGGATCTAGAAGCTGTCGTTGAGCTTCACGAGCGGTTTCAGTTTCATTGCGTTGTGCAATGATTGGATCAAGTGGTGAAGTTTGATAAGGTCCGCTCATGGTATGTAGTGTCCCAATAGATCACATTATGACCCCGATATGGCATACCATGAGCAGAGTTTCCAGAGGTTTTATGGCACAGGCTGATTTGCTACTGCCTCACGACGTGCAGCCGCAGCAGCGATTGCAGCTTCAGCAGGGTCTTGTTGACCACCCGGACGAAGAAGAGCATCTTCACTGAACAAACCACGAGCCTCAGATCGAATTGCTGTCATTTGGGTAAGCCCAGCAGCAATACGTTCTTGAATCACTTGACGCTCACGAGAATCACGAGTCTTTTCAAGGCGTTGTTGATCTTCCAAGATCTGTTTGTTGATTTCTGCCAGATCCTGTTGAATTTCAGCAGCACGACGATTGGCATCACCAAACCGAGACTGAGCATCAGGATTCAAAACCTGTTGAGCCATCTCGGCAGCATCATCAATATCAAAACGACGTTCCAGAGTATTGGCACCAAAACCAGCAAACGAGAAAGGATCCCGAACAAAGATTTCCCGAGCCACAGCAGCAGCTTGTGCTTCTGTGATACGGTTATCAGACGCGATACGATCCACAAGGTTACGAAGGTTGTTTCGATCATAACCAGCTTCGCCTTTAGTAAGAAGACCACCCCACACACCAGCAGATTGACCATCAGTGTCAAGATTGAGCATCTGCTCAAGTTCGACAATAGGATCTTCAGCTTGCATGAAGCGTTGTGTATCCACTTGGATACGTCCCATAGCAGAGCCTTCCAGACCCTGACGCATATCAGCTTCTGCACCAGCAATGATGTTGGTAGCAGCCACATCCTGAGTCACACTGGGAGCCAGTTGCTCTTGGAATGCCGAAGAGTTGGCAAGAAGATCTTCAGCCCACTGAGTTGCCTGAAGACGTTCAGCATCAGAGAAGTTTCCTGATTGAGCCAGATCTTCATTCAGAGCCTGAAGGAAATCAGTCTGGTTCAGGATGTTTGGATCTGCCATCCGTTCTTGGAAGATGTTTGCAGCAATATCTTGATTTTGCTGAGTGATATCTTCCATGATCTGCTGATCACCAGCAGCACGGAATGTATCAGAACCAGTCATGATTGCTTCAATCTGAGAGAGATTCAGAAACTGAGAATCTGCCAGAGCAGTCATCAAAGCACCACGAGGACTTGCACCTTGTGCTACAGCCGCAGTTGCAGATTGAGGAGTGAACTGACCAGAACGGTTGGCAAATTGTTGAGGATTGTCAAAGGATTCTGCCAACCATCCACCACCATCAGCAAGAAGACCTTCACGGGTATGATTAGTACCACCCCATACAGCTTCATTGCCAAAACCAAAGTGCATACGACCAGCACCCATATAGCTGTTTGAACCACCAATACCGGTGACACCGTTCAAACGAGCACGAGCAACCACTTCCTGAAGAATAGGAATGTGTTGTGGGTTGTTCCAGTCGAGCATGGTATCTCCCATGTAGAGATCACCATCAGCAGCATTACCATGATCATGACGATTGGAACCGGTTCCTTCTCCGGGATTCTGTCCACCAGAGTTCACACGGAAAGTGATACCCATGTCACCAAGAAAGCCCATGGCACGAGTCAATTCTGGAGACAAAGCACCATTTCGAATTGCATCTTGGTTCTGCATCTGAAGCCATGGTACATCTTCACCACCTGTTGAAGCTGTTGCAGCACCACCAGTGGTTCCATGAGTCTGACCATGAAGACGATCAGCCACATAGAGTCCAGATAGACCAGCCTCTTCAGCACGAGCACCTTGACGCCAGCGATGATCTTCCATGGCAACACCATGAAGATCTCCAAGACGAGCATCAGCATTCACTGCAAGACCAGTACGAGTATCTCGATCATTCATGATCGAACGGTTGTTCTGATAACCCAGAGCAGTTCCACGCATGTTCATCAGGTTAGCTTGCATCTCTCTCGAAATTTGAAGATCAGCAAGACCACCATTTGCAAGGAACGAATCAAATTCAGCTTCATCATTGATCCCAGCCAGACGACGTGCGGCTTCACGATCACCAATAGATTCTCGACCACTCTGGTAGCGTTCCAGAATGGATCCAGCCGCATCAGCAGCATTGTTGAAACCCTCATTGGCCTGAGCCAAAAGGGGAGCCACGTTCGGTTGGGCTTGGCTCAGTTCGCGCCATACGAGTCGTTGATCTCGGGACATGGGCTATTCCTTAGAGGCTGTGTTTGTCGATCTCACCTTGGACATCAGCTTCTGAACGAACGCCTTCAGCGTAACGACCACGAATCCGATCTTCCAAAGCGGTGTTGTACGTTTGTGTTTGGTTTGCGAGGTTGGTGTTCCACTGCTCACGAGCAAAGGACATCTGTTTTTTCGCCATCTTGTTGGCTTGATAAGAGTTCCAGAGGTTCCCTAGAACCTGAACACCACCAAGGATGAGGCCAGCACCACCATCTTTCGACCAGAAGTTTCCTGCACCACCTGTCTGACCAGCAGCCGTTCCCGGATTGCTCAGAACAGTGGAGGTATCAGTCACACCGCTGATAGGAGCAGAAACAGAAGCACCTGTCGCACCGACAGGGTTCGAAACCACTTGACCAGTGGCAAAGCCCAGATTTGACATATCCGAGCCATTCATCGTGGCATCGCCAAGAGTATTTCCCCAAGAGAGTGCAGTCATGATCAATTCCTCGGCAGTGTTTGTTGAATCTCTACGAAGTCATTTACCATAGCAAAGGTGAGATCTACAACATCTCCCCCAGTCATGGTTGCACGGCTGATATACCCATCTAGGGTTTCAGGAAGGTAGCCGCCACTGCCGCCAGTGTTCCGTGTCCCATCCATAAGGCTCATCGGATTGAAATTCAATCCGTTTTGGTTATAGAGGTCTTTCAGCATTTCATTGATCTTGTCCATCGTCTTTTCGTAAGCATCTTGTTCCCCAACAAGATCTTCTTGCATCTCAGCAATATTGCCCTGAACCCATCCAGCATAGCCGTTTGCCAGAGCATTACCCAGACCCAAGATACCTTTTGCAGAGAAGATCTTCATACCCGTCATTGCTGCACCGATTGCGAAACCAGCAATAGCAGAAAACAGAGCACCCCACTTCTCACCGAAGAGAGCAGTACCTACGATCTTCAGAACTTCAGCAATGATGATTGAAGCAATGTAATTGGCCACCACACCTGCTACGAGGGCTGCTGTACCTGTAAGACCCAAGGCTGTACCAAGCGCGAGATTACCTCCCAGAATCCCACCACCGGCTGAAAATGCACCGGGAAAAGCAATAACAGCCACAATCAAAATGGCAATGACCAAGAGAATCTTGAAGATCCCTCTCTCATACCATCTCTGTTTTGTCACTTCATAGCTGTTAAATAGGATGTGTGAATTGGCTGTAGCCATTTGGGTATAATCTACAATCCCTATTTCCAACATGGTTGGATAATGGAGTGGAACCAAGAAACCAGACTCCTCAGTATCCTGAAGAGCTTCAGTTGAAGTAATGACAACTGCTTTACCACCGTAAATGTAGTTGTATGATACAAGACCCCATACAGTCATAACTCGATAAGATCCGGGATCAGTTTGCCACCAGATCTCCATCGAAGGAATTGACTTCTGAATTACTCTTTCTTCTTCTCCGTTTCGTGTGTTGTAGGATTCTCTTTCTTCCCATGTAAAAGGAGTTCCCACACGCAATTCGATATCGTTATTCTTAGCTTGCTGTCCCAGAACATCAGAATCCTGACGAGTGAAAGTTCCATTGAACTGGTCCACTTCTGCATGGACCCAAACCATACGAATATCGAAACCAAGAGAAGCCTCTGCCAGTGTAATGGTATTCGTTGGAGGAGGGCTGATAGCAGGAATCTCAGGACGAGGAGGAAGCTCAGTCCAAAGTCTGTCTTGGTTCATATTTGCAACTTCAGTCTCCCAATCACGAAGAGCTTGAAGAGCAGCATCATATTCATCTACTTGAGTTTGAAGATTGGCCATTGCCGATCCAGAGCCACCAGACTGAAATGGAATCATCTTCTGGAAGAAATTGAATATGTATCGACGACAAGCCATCTCTTTTACATTCAGAGATGCTCCAAAACAGAGATAAGCATAGTCGATGTCTGCAATTGAAGGATTCTCTTCAACAGATTCTACAAGGGATCCAAATTTCCTTTTGTATCCAAAACCTCTTTTATAGGCTTTGGACATGTCATCATAGAGATCTGCATACACTGGATCTGCCACAGATACGTTGTTGATCCTAACTGGCATGAAAGGAAAGAATTCCTGCGGCAAACCAGAAACATCAACATCTTGAACCAAAGCATCAAGAATCGAGTTTCCTGTATTCAGTTCGTAGATGAAGATTTGCTCTGGCCCATACTGATTTCCACTCAGAAGAATCTGAGTATCAATTCGATGAGTGTATTGATCAGTTACCTGTTCTCCTGTGGTAGTTTCAGTTCGGGTTTCAATTACCCCACCACCCAGATCAGTCTGAGTAACTACCACATTGGAATAGTCATTGGTCACTACATCTGTTGCTTGGATATAGAGAAGCTCACGAAGACCCTGAACCTGAAGACCACTCACAGAGGTTACGGTTTCCTTTTCCCATTCCTGATTCCAATTATGGACTTCTCCCGGCACATCAGCATCGACGTTTGTTTCGACTTGAAGATCAGGATCTCCATTGTTGTAAGAGAGAATTGTATTACGAACTCTCTGAAGAGTGACAGGAGTGAAAGTTCCTGAAGTCACAAGATTGGTGAAGCCTGTCGTATCAGGCAAAACAGGATCGTCTACTGTCTCAGAACCAGTCTGAACAGCCTCTTCGCTTTCATCCAGATACTCGATGTACTTTGCCACGATATAGCGTTTCGATGGGCTATAGACTGGAGCAATGTTGTTCGTCCAAATGAAGGTATCGTTGTTGGGAAATTCCACAGAAAACTCATTGGTACTTGGTTCATATTCACCAAGCCAATCTTCACCAATTCGAGTTGGATGATTCTGTAGAATCCATCGTTCGATCCAAGACTCAAAAGATCCATCAGTCACTTCAGCAGCATAGCACCTGAGATTCAAACCAGCAGGAGCAGGAGGTACTGGAGAAAGAGGGATCTCAGGCTGAACATCCAAAGGATTCAATGTGACTGTATTCACGATTGATGCAGTAGGAAGTCCGGGAAAGTTGTTTCGATCATAGTATTGAAAGAACTGTCTTTGCTGAAGCCCCGGACCACCCATGTAAGCTGTATTCAGGTCATCAGCGATAGACGGACTATTACTGATCACGGACGAGAAGACCGTGCCTTTCAGGAAATCAGGACGGTCCCGTTCATCCCCTGCCATGTTGTAGAGGGTGGACGAGACCGTAATGATTTTCTTGGAGGAGAAGAGACCCATGACTTCTCCTTACAGGTTGTTGTTCGTCCGGATAGCTCCAAGCACATCACCCACCGCATCGACTTCAAACTCGATAGCAGGCTGCACAGCATCATCCAGAGTTTTACGAGTGATCCACGTATCGAGAAACAGCTTACCAGCCTTTTGTTGAGCATCCTTGATGAAGCTGTCGATCTGCTGATCGTACAGATCCTTCTGCTTTCCGATCTGACCTTCAACCGTTGCACCATCCGAACGAGTGTCCAGAGTCTGAGCACGTTCTTTCTCACCCTGTTCAGTGGTAAGAATGATCTGCTTTCCAAGCAGGGTAAGCTGCGTCGGAAGGGTGTTGTTCAGGTTGTAGTCCTTGATGTCTGCATCCACGTCGAGGTTACGCTTCTGCAAACCAATGACACCAGAGATCGGAGTAAGACCATCACGACGGGTATCGAGAGTGTTTGCACGCTCTTTCTCGATCTGTTCAAAGATGAGTTCCGACTCAGCAGGCTGACGAACATTGACGACGTGCTGAGCCTGAGCCAGTTCAATCGGCAGAATGTTGTCACGCTTGAAGTCTTCGATATCCGCCTGAGTGGGGATAATGCGATCACGTTGCAGCAACTGGATATCGCGTTCCAGAGGCTGAAGAACACGGTTCTGGAACTCAGCGATTGCAGCCTGTGCAGGCAGGATACGATCCACCTGAACCTTCTGAACAGCCACACCAGTTGGCATCACTTGCTGACGCTCATAGTGTTTGATGGCCAGATCAGCAGGCAGCAGATAGTTGACCGTGTATTCTTTGGCAGCCACATCCGCAGTGACTGCATCATGAGAAGCCTCTTCCGTAGCGATCTGCATCTTGGTCAGTGCATACTGAGCAGCAGTCAGGTTCAATTGGAAGTTGGCATTCAGAGCTTCAATCTTGGTTCGCTCCAGATTGATCAGAGCCTCAGTGGCTTGAATCTCAGCGATACGTGCCTGCATCTGAGCAGTCACAGCATTCCAGCGAGATTGATCTTTCTGGAGAACGAAGGAAGCAGCTTGTCCCATCACCTGATTCGCCACAGCGGTATAGACCTCTGCGTACTGTGAACCAGTGATTCGATTACCCTTGAACTCACGCTCAAGGTGCTTGTCCATTGCAGTCATGAACACGTCAAATGCACCAGTACCCCCGATGGTATTCTCACCGAGGGTTACTTCTGCGACGGTTGCACCAACAATGTCCTTGTAAAGATCAGTCGTCTCATCCGGAGTGAAATCATACTTCGGATCAGAGAAGTCTGGGGACGGAGGAATCGTCACACCAGCAGTGAGGGCCGTGAACAGGTTATTCGCCAGAGTAGACGAATTGTCAGAGTTTACGAATTTATCAGACATGGCAAATTCTCCTTGGTTCACGACCCTCTATACGCTTACGCAGCAGTCGTGTCGATTGCTCCGCGTGCTTTCTGGTCATTGCCCAGATTCTTGAGTTCCTCAGCAGTCAGAGGTTCAAGATATTCGATGGCGAATTTCCGTTGTTGAACGGTGCGATATTCTTTCACACCAAAGCTCTGACCCGGACGTTTGACCTCTTTGCGGACATTGAAAGTCCGACTCTTGAGTTCATTGATCAGGATCTCAGGCACATGCCAGCCGTAGTCATTCTCTTCACCAAAGGGAATGTACTTCGACACCTTGCCCGTAAACTTGTTGTAGACCGTGACAATTGCACCTTGCAGCGAAGAGTCAGCAGGATCCAGATTCGAAACACGCACACGATGAAGACGCATTGCCTTCGCACGAACGATAGCACGTTTCTCGATGTCAGACAGACCCGGAGTATGGGGGTCAATTTCTGCCAGTGCAGTTTTCGGAAGATCCAGAAGTTTCCGCTCTTTCTTGGCAGCAGCCTGAGCCTCAACGACTTCAGGTTTCGAAGCCAGAGCAGCCATGATGGGGTCATCTTCATCTGGCTTGGATTCTGCTTCGAGACGAGCTTCCAGCACAGGAACGATCTTCTCTTTCAGAGTCAAATTCCCTGTGTTGCCAGAGAAAGTCACTTCCAGTTCATTGGCGATAAACCGCAGAACTTCTTTGTCATCCGTCTCCATGACCAGAGTAAGGAGTTCTTCGTTGGTTTTGTTGGAGATATCATCCATTGGGTTCATCCTTTGTGAGTTACCATGGTGAAGTCCGCTTAACACAGACTAAATACCTTGGCAAATGAAAGAGGCCCCACTAGGGGGCCTCAATCAGTTCATATGGAATAGACTTATTCCGGGATCGGGCTGTACGCCACGGCCATCCGCTCACCACGGAGCTTGATGAAGCCGTAGAAGAACTTGATCGAGGAGAACCCGATCTTGCCGTAAGGATCACTGCGGTCAGCAGTTTTCTCACCCGGCTTCTTCACGATGATCCGGAACTTCGCCTTCGCACCAGTACCCATGCCTTGCAGACCAATGGTCGCAAATGCCTGATCACCGATCACGAGCAGCGGAGCCACGTCGTAACGACCACCGGTCGCTTGGTAGCCACCATTGGTGCCTTCAGCAGCACCAACACCCTGCCAACGCATCATCTGCGGAACCACAACGATACGGAGATGAGCAGTTGGGATTGCCCCGATCTCACCGTTCATAATGGTTGCAGCATCGGCGTACTTCTCCACAGGCACGAAGTCTGCCCACTCCGAGATCATGATCTGGAGTTCGGAGCCGATGTAGGCGATACGCGAAGCCGAGATCGTCCGGGTATCCGTCATACGGCTACCTTTGATGATCGTGGTCTTCTTGGGCGTGCGGTTGTCATCCAGAGTCACCGACAGACGCTTCAGGTCAGTAACAGTCAGAAGATCGACCGCACCTTGAGCACCCGAGATATTGTGAATCGCAGTTGCGACACCCGGATACACCTTCACATCAGCAGCAGCCAGCAGGTCAGCCTGAAGCAGATCTTCGTTGATCTCGTTCGCACCGCGCAGCATCTCACGGCTCAGGTGGCCGTAAAGATCGGAATCGGTATCGAACATCAGCGAATCTTCAGTCCATTCCATGAAAAAGCCGTACTCTTGGATTTCACCCTTCCGTTCCAGACGAGTGAAGCCGACACGGTTGACACGACCACCTTGCTCAGTGAGCATCGGCATCTTGCCAAGGATCGTACCCACATCACGGGAACCACCATACAGAGCACCGACGTTCTCTTGCTTGACACCAGCACCAGCAGCCGTAATGGCAGCATCAGCATCGGTCTCGTTCGCATAGTGAATCACGTTGTCCGTAAGAGTGATCAGGGCAAGACCCGTACCACCCGAACCATCAGCACCAGCGGTGGCGACGACTTGAGCAGTACCCGTAGCAGAGTTCACGTTGTCGTTGATCGCAGTCACAGCAGCCGCTTTCGAGACGTTTGCAACACGAACACCCGAAATCGGGAACGTGACAGTGAACGTGCCGGGAACACGAGCAACGCCATTGGCGTCGATACCCTGATCGTTGACGTTCAGATCGTCCAGCATCGGGACGTAGTAGAACACCTTCAGTTCCTTGCCGTAGTGTTTCGGCATCGAACGGACATCAGCCAGCGGCGAGAAGTACATCTCTTCCGCAGCGTCGATCAGAGATTTGCGATCCCAGTAGTGGGTGTTGAACTGAGGGCCAACACTGGATTGGGGCGAACCCGAATCCCCGACCTTCGGAGCGTTGTAAATCTGAGTCACGGCGATATCCTTTCATAGATGTGAGAGACTCAGTTGCGTTTATTCGGGAGGAGCCATTTTCAAGAAGTCCTCATCCGACATCTTATTGAAATCAGGCATGGAGTTCGGTTGGTTTCCAGTCTGTTTCGTAGGAGGTGTCGAAGAAAGATGTGGATTGGCGACAGGCTTCTTCGGTGCCTGTGGCTTCCTTGCTCCCGACGCTACTGGCTGTCCTGTTGGTTGGTCCTGTGGCTGAGTAGCCAAAGGAGCCATCGGAGTGCCATGTGCAGCGGGTTGTGAGGCCGATTCGAATACTCCTGCGTTCTTCATGGCCAGTCCGACCTGATCAAACGCTGCAAGGAACGGAACTCCACGAAGGTAGCCCTGTGCCTGCTGATATTCCAATTCAGCCACTACTTTGTCGTAAACACCCGAGCGTTTCATCTCAGTCAGATTGCCCAGAATACTGGGGTCTTCCCTCAATTTAGCTTTGGACGCTGGATCCCACTTTGCATGAATCTCGCTAACCAGAGCCTGACCTTCAGGAATAGCAATTGCTTCGTCCAGTGCATCGCGGAACGCATTGTCTTGAGCGTTTCCACCGTAGTTAGTGGCCTGATAACCGGTTTCTTTCTCGGTATCAAGATCCATTGGGTCGATATTGTGACTTTTCAGCAACTTGGCAATTGCATCCTTGTTGCCTTTCATCAAGTCGATTGCAAAGTTCAGCTTGTTCTGATTGGCCAAACCATTGTCAGAAAGCATCCGATTCATTGCTTTCATTGGTTTGATCTCTTGCATACGACGTGAATAGTTCACGCCTTGTTGCATGAGTCGAATAGCATCTTCTGGACTTCGAACAGAGAAATCCTTTCCATCAGCTTTGAAAGGAACAGTGATCTTCTTGTAGAAGTCTACGGCTGCATCAACACCCGCAGTATCCATTCCTTCAGGAAGTTTGTAGTACCCAGCTTTTGCTGGAGTTTCAGCCTTTACAGGCTTTCCGTCTCCGGCTTTCGCATCGGGAGTCTTCCCTTCTTTCCCGGTGTCTGCATCGGGCTGCTCACCTTCTTTGGTTTTTGCATCATCCTTGGATGCTGATTCTCCTTCACCGGCCATCGGGTCTGCTTTGGGACCGTCTTTGTTCGCTTCTTCGAACTCGGCATCGGACTGGGAATCAGAGCTATCCCCGGCATTGCCAGACTCAGCACCGTCAGTGCCGTCGTCACCATCCACAGTTTCATTGGTGTCAGGAGTTTCTTCAACTTGTACATTCGGAGTTTCCTCTTCGACTGGAGCATGAGTGGTGAAATCAGTTTCACCTTCGGGCATGTTACCCGAAAAGTCTTCTTCATCCAGCTTCAGGAAATCCTCATCGGACATGTTTTCGAAGTCTTTGAGTGTCGTCGGTTTAGCCATGATCTTTCTCCATCATTGGGCAAAATTGATAGGCAAAAGCCGGGGATTACCCGGCCAATGCTGCTTCTTCTTTCAGTGCGATTTCTCGGGCTTCTTCCAGAGCAGCAAGTTCTGCTTCTGCAATACCACCCTGTTCAACGAACATTTTCATGTAGTTCCGGAAAGAACCAACAGCACGAATGTCCGCAGAGCAAGCATCCAGAGTACCTTGCGTGAGACGGCCTGAAGCCATCAGATCAGCAAGTCGTTTGGGTTCGTCGTCGAGGTATCCGTCGATGATTAGAGATTTGAAATCTTCATTCTCTGCCAGACGTTTGGCTGCCTCACTCCGTGCAATGATACCCTCATAGTGGGTCTTTGCTTCAACATATTGTTCATGAGTGAGTTCGATCTCTTGGGGTTCTTCTTCCCCCATGGAAGCGTTGTACAGATCCATGTTTCTTCTCCAGTATTGGACCGGGGGACTGAGGTATTCAGTCCCCCTTCAGTCTTACTGGGTGCTCAATGGACCAATCGGAAGCTGTTGTCCAGCCAATTGTGGTGGAACCATAGAGGGATCTCGGAAGCCGGAACCAAGTTTTGGAGCAGTATCGTTATCGTTCTTGGCTTTAGTCAGTTCGTTAAAACCGACTGCTGCTTCGATGTTCTGGCTTGGAGCTTCACCTTTCGTCAGAGCTTTGGTGATTTCCAGATCACGATTTCCGCGTGCCTGAGCACCCATCTTCTGGATATCCTGACGATGTTTTTCACCGCTATCAATCATATCCACTTCTTGGAAGATCTGAGCAGCTTTGGCTCTTGCTTCTTCGGCTCGTGCAGCATCGAGTTCAGCTTTTGCCTGAATTTCAGCAAGCTGAGCTTTAGCCATTGCCACCTGCATTTCATCAGGAGGAGGTGGCTGATAAGTACGAAGCATTTCTGCCAGATCAGGCATACGCTTGAGATCTGCGATCTTGCTGAGAATGATGTTCCGAATGTTGGGATCCATTTCCGGACCAACAGTCTGAAGAACCATACCAAGATCATTGGCACGTTGTTCATCAACCGATGCAGTGGAGATGTCCACTTTCAGATCGAAGTTACCCATCAGTTCTTCACGAGAAATCTCTACGAACTGATCATGAGTAACACGAACAACTTCTTTTTCGCTCAGGAACTTAGCGTTCATAGCGATGATCTTTTTTCCGATGTCCTGCATACCTTTTGCAAGACGACGAAGAATACTCATTTCACGAGTTGCAGCAGAGTCCAGAGCACCACGAATACCGGTAGCAACGCTACCGTAAGCATCACCTGAAATCCCACCGGAAAAGCTCTTAACACCTGTGAGAGCTTCAGCTTCTTGGTTCTGGGCCATGATCGTTTCATGAGCACTCCTCGGAATCTCCGGATACACCATCTGCTGGATATTGGCACGAGGATCCCCATTGGGATTGAACTCGAAATCCTCACCATTGGTGAACCGACGCTTGTTGATCGGATCGAGGAAGCCTTTGGCATAACCAGTCTGTGCGTTAGCAGAACGACCCATAAGGTCAATCATACCACGGGTCACAGCACCGATGATACGCTGATTGTCTTGCAGCAGCGAAGCATCTGCTTCACCGAACACAGACTTCAGGATTGGCATATACGGAACCAAGACAAACGGAGGACGATTGTCTGGGAACGGGTTTTCTTGCATCTGAATGATGGTGTTTCCAACCCAAGTCACCACGATTGGAACCATTACACCAGTATCCTGAGTGTCGAATAGACCCCAGTATTCATAGACCAGAACCGGCTGCTTGTCCGAATTGGTACGCATATCGGTATGAGGAGTCTGAGACTCATGATCTGGATTTCCATGCTGGGACTGAATCTTATTCGCTTCCCAGTCCACTTTGTCCAAATTCTTGTACTGTTCTTTTTTGGCCATCAAGTCAGACTTAGTGGCTTCATATGTGTAGATCATGTACGAAGCGCGTTCCCAATCGCCTTCACATGCAGGATCAACAAACAGGTTTGCCACGTTCACGATGCGAAGAGATGGGCAGTTCTTGCTCATGACTTCTTCAACAGTCATGGTCGTACCATTCTGTTTGGCTTCAACTGGCTGCTGAAGCTCAAGAGTCTTTTCGGCAGAAGCCTTCAAGGAGTCAGGCAAGGATTCGTACTCAGGTGCTTCCGTCTGAAGCATCTGGGCAGCCTGAATGATCATCTGTGCTCCCTGATCATCCATGACCGGGAAATAGTCGTAGTTGGGAACTTCAACTTCGCGGGTCATGTATTCCCGCTCCCAACCGACACGAACCACAACAGAACCTTCGTCCACAGCAGTGCGGACGTAGCGATCAATAAAATCGACCTTGTTGATTTTGGTATCGAACTGCCAATTCAGTAGAATCTGGTTCTGTTTGGCTTTGGGGCCATCTTCCTCAGTACGAGGAAGAACCTCAAACATCCGATCCGTGTTCACGAACGGTTCAGTCAAAGCTGGATATCGCCACTCGTTGTGTTTGCGAATGAGCTTTGGCTGAACCGCTGATCGACCGGGTTTGGCTTTCTTCGGGGCTTCAGCACCCGTAGCATTTCGAAGATCCAACCATCCTTGGACATTGGATTTTTGATCATCAGTCTCAGTACGAGCAAACTCCAGATCAGAGAGAAGCTCAGTCAGAGATGGTTCTTTCTTCCAATCAGTCAGAGATTCAGACTGCTTTTCAGAAGTCAGTTCGTTTGCATCAACAGGATCATCGCCAGAACTTTGGTTCTGGTTGCTCGACTGGACGTACATGTTCATCTCTTCTTTCACGGCGATGTTCCTTATTTCAGGATCTCAGAGAGTCGTTGATAACCCTCTACAGCAATTTCTTTTTCTTGACCACATTCGATAAGAGCATCGCCAAGACGACCCATTCTGATCTCATCTGAACCAACAGAAGAACCTGAAACTGTCCTGATTACATCCATTGGATGAGGACATGGTTCGACTACGTTCTCAGGGAGTTCTTGGATCCGTAGACCATCTCCGCTCCAACCTGCGCAAGCCGCCAGTAGCAGCAACGCCGGGAGCAGAAGCACCGTCCGCAGTGAGGGCAGCATTTTCAAGTTCATCAATCAACCCTTCTCGTTCGATCTGAAGTCTTAGAATCTCAGCAGCCTTTACAGTGAGATCTGCTTCAAGATCAATGACATCGTTCTGAAGTTTCTGTTTTTCTTCAGCGAATTTCTCAATCTGGTTCACTGTTCCCTTGTGAAAACCATAAGCAAAAGTCGCTCCCAAGAGAGCGACTGTTACTGCAAGCATGATGAGTTGGCGTTGTCCGATCATCGTGTAATCATCCTGTCACGAAGGATATCCCCGATTACACGAGCATCACGAGCACGGGTATCACCGGGAAGAACCTTGTAATCCCATTTGAATCTTTGCTTCACACCCAGAGTTTGCTGAACTTCAGCATGGCTAAGTGTAGTCCATGGCGATACTGGAATATCGTATTCCTCACAAAGATCCATGGTCCAATCGAGCATAGCATCAATGCCTTCCCATGTCAGAGGATTCGTTCCCCAATTCAAAGGAGATTCGACTGCTCCAGCCATGGCATCGACAGAAAGCCCAATCCATCCTGTGTTCATAGATTTGGTATGCGATGCACCCACTCCGGCACGCCAATCGTAATTGACCTGATCCTGCACTGTGTGATTGCCATCGTGTATGTTGCCCATACGATCAAAGATCCAGTTGTAGTGATCACGTTCAAGTTCAATAACGCCATGAGCACCAGCAGTCCAATGCCAGACAACCCCACGTACTCCCCGAGTGAACAGGTCTTCGACATTTCGAACTCTTTTGATTTTCATGGCTTCTTGGATCCCTTGACGAGTCTTTGGTCCAATCATCCCATCAACAGTCAAAACGGGACCACCCATGATCCCGTTCACTCGTCCTTGGTATTCTCGTGCTGAGTACATCATTCGACCCTTTCGAGTAGATCATTCAGTTCGTAGAAAGGATTTGAAGGATTATAGACATCAGAACAGAAATTTTCAGTCTGATCATTAACTCCCGAATCCCGAGCATCCACATCATATTGAACACAAATGAAAAATGGAAATGTGGGTACGACTGGTGTGTTCGTATCCTGTTCATTGTCAAAGAAAGCAGCCCAAGTCCAGATCTTGGGATCATCTTCAAGAGCGTTGTAAGACCCCGGTCCACGACGGGAAGTGATACGATCACCACCTGCTTCATGAATACTGACAATCCATGTTCCAGTCACATTCTGAGTAGCATCAGCATCATACTTGATGACAGGAATATTAGATCCTTCCACCCCAATGATCTCCACTGTAGCTGATACAAATGGTCGATCAGCCCAGATGAAATCATAGACTCTGAATGCAAATGGTTCCATCAAAATCATGAAAATGCAGAACAATGTTCCTGCAATCATCACTCTCAGATCATCTTTGTTTTGGGTTGTCTTCTCTACCCGAAGTTGGGGGATGTATGAATGATTCTCATTCATTGGACTTCTCCTCGTCATTGGGGAGATACTCACGACGTTGTGATTCCAGAGTTTTAGTTGATTCACCTGCGATGGAACGCTCGACAAGAGTCACGGCCACCAAACCAATAAGAAATGAAGCAGCAGTGAGTGTCCCCATTGCTCCAGCCATTTCATCTGGCAACTCTCCAATCCAAGGTTTCATAATCACAGGCCCAA